GATTAACACCAATTCTATTATTAGAAGTATCAACTTTTAAAACATTAGTGTCTACCGCTAAGTCTCCAGAGAATGTACCTGTTGTACCTGAAACAGCACCTGAGAATGTACCTGTAGTAGCTGTTATTCCTGCAGTAACTAAATTAGCAGCAGCATAACCAGTAGCACTTGTATCTACAGTAGCAGCCGGTTCTGTTTGTGTATCGGTAAATAATCTAAATGTATTATCTGTAGAAGCATCAAAGAATAAACCTGCATACTTAGTAGTACTTGACTCTACATACTTACCAAAGAATCCAAAGTCACTTGAGTTACCTGAGTTAGAATTTAAAAGCCCTGTGAAGTTATCATCAGATACTATTGGACCAGTCTGTGTAGTTGTACCAGAAACTGTTAAGTTTCCAGAGACTGTTAAGTTATTAGAAACTGTTACATCATTAGGTAATCCTATTGTAACTGTACCGGAACTTTCTGCGACATCAACTTCGTTAGAAGTTCCTGAGAATGTAATCGTACCACCTAATGCAGTAGCTGTTGAATTAGAACCATCACTTACAGTTATACTAGAGTTAGCTAGTTTTGCATTAGCAATAGAACCAGCTAACATAGCATTTGTAATAACACCAGAACCTATAACTAAGTCTATAGTACCATCACCATCTTCGTAAGTAGCTGCAATACCTGTTTCAGTATTACTTGAGAACATAGCTCCTACTGTATCTTGGACAACTTCTGTTAAGTCTATATTAGCTGTTCCATCAAAAGATACACCATGAATAGTTCTTGCAGTTGCTAACGCTGTAGCTGTAGCTGCATTACCTGTAATATCGCCAGAAGTTAATGCAAGTGTACCTGTAGTTGCAGGAAGTGTTAAAGTTATATTACCACTAAATGCTGAGTGAGCAGGTGCTTGTAATCTTGCATAGTGAGCATTTGAAGACTCACAATAAAAATCTATGTATGATTGTGTGCCACCATTCTTAATAGAGATAGCACCTTGAGAAATCTGTACCCCGTTAGTAGAACCACCACCAACTCCCAATGAAGTTGTAATCTGAGCAGCAGCCGGTATACCTATAGTTACTGCATTACCTGTAGCAGATGTTTCTATTTCATTAGATGTACCACCAATAGTTAAAGTTTCACTATCTAAGTCAATCGCAATAGTTCCACTATCAGTTGTTACATCTAAGTCTTCTGCAGTTAGTTGTGTGTCTACATAAGCTTTAACAGATTGTTGAGTTGGTATAAGCGTTGCAGAGTTTGAAGACATATCATCTTCATCTACAAAAGCTGTAACAGTTATCGTACCGTCTGATAAAGAACCGTAAGTAATTGTACCTGTAGTTGTAATAGCAGATGAGCCATTGTCTATAGCTCCAAAGCCACTTGTAATGCTACCTGAGTTTAGTGCTCCTACAGTTGTAACATTAGAAAGTGTATCAAGGGCAGACTCAAAGTAAGTTTCAAAGTCTGTCAAGGCAACTTGTACCATAGTACCGTTGTCATTTACTACTACTCTATCAGCATCTGCAAGTGTAGTAGATGTAGCAGATGTATTACCATCTACAATATTTAATTCTGTAACTGTTGATGTAATCCCATCAAGTGCATTTATTTCTGCTGCAGTTGCGGTAACCCCATCAAGAATGTTTAGTTCGGCTGCAGTACTAGTAACTCCATCTAATATGTTTAACTCTGCTGCAGTTGATGTAACTCCATCAAGTATATTAAGTTCAGCAGTAGTTGCAGTAACTCCATCAAGTATGTTTAGCTCAGCAGTGGTTGAAGTAACTCCGTCAAGAATATTTAATTCTGCAGTGGTTGAAGTAACTCCGTCAAGTATGTTCAGTTCTGCTGTAGTTGATGTAACACCATCTAGAATATTTAATTCTGCAGCAGTACTTGTTACTCCGTCTAAAATATTTAACTCAGCAGCAGTTGAAGTTACTGTTGTGCCATCAAGAGCAAGAGTGTCTATTTCAGCAGTACCATCTATAAAAATATTTCTCCACTGTTGTGAAGCACTACCTAAATCATAAGTGTCATCATCATCAGGAATAATACTTGAGTCTACATCAGCTCCAAAGACTACGTTATCAGTAGCAGCATCACCCATAGTAATAGTACCACCGTTAAAAGTAGTCGTACCAGTTACTGTTAAGTTACCACCTACAGCAACATTACCTGTTGTAGTTATGCTATCTATAAATGCATCTTTGAAGTATAAAGAACTTGTACCTATGTCAACATCACTATCTGTAACAGGTACTAAAGCACCATCTTGTACTCTTATTTGTTCTACTGCTGAAGATGAAACTTCTACATAAAATCCTAATCTATTATTTGTACTGTCAACTTCTATTTTGTTTAAAAAGTCTAAGTCACCAATCTTAAATATGTTACCACCTTGTCCAGCACTACCATCGTGTCTGTGACCTGTAGAACTTGCACTACTAGATGAGTAGGCAAATGCGTTTACTAATTGATTGTACTCGTTATTAAATAACGCAGCAGTAATAGTATCCCCATCACTGAATGAACTTTGTCTAGTGTAGTTTTGAGCCATTTATTATCTCCTTCCTGACGGTACGTAGTCTATGTACAAACCGTTTATAATGTACGGTTGATTTGTGTTCTTTGTAAAAATACTAAAATTATTACTATGTCCACTTCCTGTTAATGCTGTTCTTACTGTTGGATGTTCTCCTGCACCAAAAGTATTAGTATTAAATACAGCACTACCAAAGAGTGATGGTAACGGTACAGTTCCTATACTAATATCAGCAGGTTGTGGTGTATCCGTACTTTCAAAATCGTATCTAACCCTAATCGTTGGTGTAGCATCATTCTCTGGACTAAAAGATATTTTTAGATACTGTAAAGTTTTTAGCATACCTAAATCACCGTAATCAATGTCAGGTGTTGTATACTGAGCATCTATATCGCTTTCAGTTCCTGCAGGGTTAAATGAGTTACCTGTATCATGGTTGTAAACATACCCTGCAAAGTCACCATGAAATGCTTTCTCAACTCCAGTGTTTGTAAAACCAGAAGTAACTGCCGGAGCTTCGATACCTCTTGTTTCTGACCACTGCCAACCTTCAGGTCTTAGTGTTCCTATAATTCCTTCTTGTATTAAGTCACTTTGACTAGACTTACCGTAATATAATCTGTACTGTGACTTATCTCTTAATACGACACTACTAATTGTAAAAGTGTCAATGTTATCTGCTATTTGTTTTATCTGTGGTTGAATAGCTTTACTTATTGTGCCTAACTCCACATCTCCAATTCTTGCTGTACCGGCAACTGTTCTTAATCCATCTGGAGCTAAAAAGATTAGGTCACCACCAAATTCCTGAATACTCTGTCCATCTAAACAACCCACGTTTTTAGTAACTGGTACAACTTGTAGAGCTGATGAGTTGTCAACATTTTGTAATTTAAAGATAGAGTTTTTACAAAATATAAATAATTCGTTACGGAAACTTTTAAGACCTACTATCTGGTCTTCTAATGTTATTGAGACTCCACCAGTAAAATCATCTATGTCATTAACAGCACTTATGTAAACTGTGTTTGGTGTTGACGGGTCTCCTGCAACTACTAAGCGTCTTCCGTGTATTGTACAAAACTTTGCAGTTGTACTACCGCTTATTGTTATCTGACTAGCAAAAAATGTTCTATTGGTAATATCTGAATCTGTACCAGTCATTTTAAATAAAAATGGTTTATTACTACCACTTGCATCTGTCATAACTAGGTCACCGTAAACAGATGTACCTTCGTATAATGCAAAACTATACTGAGCTGGTGATGTTAAACTAAGTGCACTTCTACCTGTAAATGCAGTATGATTATCACCACTAGCTGATACACTTGCTTTATTTATTTGTAACCAGCTAGTTCCGTCTTGACTAAAATAAATATTACTACCACTTGCAGCTACTACTCCATCAGCATAAACAAACAATCCATATATCTGATTAGAAGAGTTAGGTCTAGCAGAACTACCGCCACCAAATAAACTATAACCGTTTATTCTTCTGTAACCACCCTCTACAGCAACTTCAAAGTTTCTTAATGTAGTTGCTACTCCGGGAGCTTTGAACAAGTCAAAACGATTAGCACTATCTACTAATCCTCCTGAACATGCAAAACCGTATGGTTGACTTCTAGCCATTTTGTCCTATTGTTGTATTACCAGCTTCTAGTTCTACTATTCTAGCTTCTAATTCTGCTACTTTAGATTCTAAAGCTGCTACTTTTTCTTCTGTAGTTTGTTCAGACATAACGACCTCTATTCAAAAGAATTAGTTTCTGGATTCCAAGTTTTGCCAACATTAGCAAACGATGCAGCCCATTCGTCTATTTCTGCTTGTCC